CGTTTGAGCAAACAATCTCTGGTTTGCTTTTAACTATAAACTTTGAATTTGAATTGCTTATGCTATTATAGCTCATTTTACTCATATGATTCTCCTCCTTATTCGACTTCTACAAAAATACCTTCTTCGGTACTTCTGATACGATTTACAGTTTTAGGCTTAGTTCTTTTCCCTGCACCTTTAATTTCATCCCAGTATATACTGCTGCCTACACTTACGAAAGGGCCACCAGCTGGATCGAACATACCGAGATCATTGTAATCGGGACCGGTTTGACCTTCTTTACCGCCAAAGCGCATCCAAAGGTCACCATCTTTTTCCATGTGAAAGCGATAAGTCTTTTTATCTACCTTCTCATACCAGTATTCTTTGCCGTATCTATTTTTCATAACCACACTCATCTACCAGTTTATCAAACTTCTTGAGAGCCTTTTTAAGTCCTTTACGAAGAGCTTCTACTTCTTCTCGATGGTTCTCTTTAATGGTACCACCGAAAGTAAAATACTCAATAGTCCTTTGAATAATCTCGTCCCAAGTCTCTACTTCATTGACTTGTTCAGAATCAGTATTACCGATCCATACAAGTTTACGAATCCCCTCAGGATCTAAGTCTGCGGTCACATCTACATCTAATACTGTTTTCATTATTCAACTCCTAAATATTTTTTATTTGACTTCAGATACACACATTTGTGCCGGATTACTTACACGCCCTCTATAGCATCCTCGATGCTGCATTGTAGTGCAAAGTCATCTAACAACCCATCTTCCTCCCCAAAATACTCCTCAAAAGTGTTGCAGGCGCCCAGCTCGCGGACTTTTTCGAATTCGGAAATATCGAACTGGTAAATTGTGTGTATTTCCTGCGGGCTAGGGGTGCGGTTATACAGTTTACGGAACGCGGCAATTACGAGAGATTTTTGTTTTTGTGTATACACAGTGTTGCTCCTACTTCACTCTAGTACCTCATGGGGGAATTGGCTTGTAGGTACAAACACATACTCATCTTTTTCCTTTGGTACCCAGAACATCAACTTTTCAGCTAGTTGATAAGGACCAAACCAATCTTTATAAGGACCAATATAGACTTTCATATTATTTTACTAAATCAAAGTGTCGTTCATATACATGGAGATTTTGAACTTGCCTTTTACTAAATCAAAATGTCGTTCATACACATGGAGATTTTGAACTTGCCAGTAGATGTCACCTAGTTCAAGATCAGAAAAAATATTTAGATCAAGATAACGATCAATCAATAGAATCATAACTTCACGTTGCCATGCATAATCATTCTTATAACCAAAGACAACATCATTAGATCGCATCTGAACTACTGCGTTTAGTTTATTATCACGAATATAATAACTTACAGCATTAGTACAAATAAAATCAGACTTACCATTTTCGTTATATTCAGCCCAAATAGAAGGACGATTATAAACCATAGTAGCACGACGGCCATCTGGATTTTTATCTAATTCTTGTACAACACGATCAAATTGGTTGAAATACTTTTCTGACCAAATGAGTAGTCCGTAGTTTGAATTAATCTCACCATGTGCATTTGCTGCATATTCCCATGCTGCAGGAGGTTTACGGTCTGATCCATAAATGTCTTTGATATTTGTAGACATTGATCGATACCACGAAAATTCTTTTTCGATATATTCATTGACCGGAGAACCGAAGATTGCCGGTTCATCTGCAATGAATGACGCACCAAGAAGTTCAATAGTCTTCTGACCAGTTTTATCGACCGTGAACTTTTCTGCATTAAGCTCGCTGATAAAATGTTCACGTATATCTTTTACTTTATATGTTCGCATCGGTATTTTCATTTTCAATCGTCATAAAAGAACCCAGGTCCCCGAAGGGACCTGAGTATTCTAAGCTTAAGCAATACCCATTGCACGAGCTTTGTAACCAGCGGCAACAATAGCTTGTGAAGGAGTACCTAAGCGATAGAAGGTACGAGTTTCGCCACCTTTGTTAGTACGACGGTTTGCATAGATTGCAAAACCTTTTTGACGAAGAGCCGTTACAGTAGCAGTTGGATTTGCTACACCAAAACGTGAAGTCATTTGAGCAGCGGTCAAACCCTTTGAAGCGGCTTGAAGAGCAGCGATGACTTTAGCTTCTTTAGTTACAGCAACAACAGTTGTATTTGTCATATTTAATTCACCTTTAAAATTTGAATTACAAGTTTCATCTTATTACATTATAAGATAGATATATTATACCACAGTTTTTGTGGTATGTACATAAAGAATTACGCATCACTTAAAATTAAATGAACATAATCCTCTTCTATTGCTAGAAGATCATTAGCGACTGCATGAGCTTTTGCCCAGTCGCAAAAAATGGTATCACCTATGGCCACTTCTTTTACTTCAGGGCCAATCGCTTGAACAATGCCAAACGTAGATGCTTTCTTAGCGTTTTCTTGCAGAAGAATACCTCCACTAGATACTTTATCTTGCTTTTTGAATATAAACGATATTACATTTCTAGTTGGTTTCATTATACCGTTTCTACTTTTTTCATACCAAGGACATAACGAGCTTCGTCACGAACCTCAGCAGTAACAGAATGACCGAACATATCCGGATTCAGAAGCGAACAAATAAAGTCGTGCATCCTTTCATTTTTATCAAAGAGATTATCTAATTCAGCTTGTGATACAGTAATACCAGAAGTTATAAGCGTTCCAGCATAACAAATCTCTGAGAAGTCTAGTTTTATTCCATCGACCGTAACAGTGTTAAAATCACCGTACGAATCTATATTATAGTCATTACTATTTTTGTTTTGCTTTTTCTTAAAATCTAATATATCACCCATTGATCATCTCCATTAAAGTGTTTGGGGTTATGCTGCTTGCACAAATGAAAATATTGTAATACCTAATATAATCACGCAAACAATAAACGCTACATATATAATCCGGTCAAATAACTTATTCATCAGATCCATCTTTAATTATAATCCAAGTTACAAGTATGCTAGTAGCACCAAATAATATTGTAGCATTAATTAAAACTTCCATTATATTTTTAGCCAATCCTTTGAGAATAAAAAAGGTTCAGTGATAGCGTTATAATTACTAATCATTAAACGTATCCAATTTACACCATAAACTGCAACTAATAGCATTATGCCGTATTGTGCGTTGACATATGCAGTAAAGAACCAAAACGGTTCACCAAACAAACCTACACAACCAGCATAAAACCGAGTTTTAGGATCTTGCGATGCCATCAAATAAAGCGATAAGAATCCTGTGCAAGTAATTACTGCTTGAGAAAACCAGTCAAGGTATTGGATCATTTAGCTTCTCCATATAATGGAGAAAATGTTGGAGTACCAAACCTGTATTTACCAGTATGGTAAATGCTAGACTTATTAACTAGCACTTTATTTTTAGTGCTGGTTTTACTAGGAGGCAGAACTGTAATTTTATTGCCTGCTTTGAGAAATTCTTCGGTTTGCTTTTGAATTTTATTACGGACAGAAAGCATAAACGTTCACCTCTTTTGCACCATCATATATATCGAAGAAATCAGACGCAAGTTCTTGACTCGAGTTATTACGCTCAGGCATAATCCAACCTGAACGTGAATATTTTTCTTTTGCAATCAAAACAACATTTCGATCTTTGGAAAGTTTCCACCAAAGTTTACGAGATCCAGCTGACTGAGAATGACCAGCTTCTAGAACATAACCAAGTCGCATAATGAACTTATAGAAGTACATAGCAAGATTCTTCCCTTGATACTTTGAATCGATACGAGTAAAACTGCATTGCCATGATGTAGCATAAGATCTTTCCAATTGAATTTCAGCTACGATCTTATAATCAGTACCACTACGTACTTTACTTGGATCTGGATCTATAACCGTAAAGATATGAGTATTTTTTAATTTTTTATCTTTATATCGATATACCTCATATCCACGGCATTTTCCATAATAATCCATAGTTTCCCATGGGAAATATGTTGAGCCGAGGGAAGTCTTTTTCTCAATATGAATACGATCCATAATTACTCCATTTTCTCAGTTATGTGGTAATTATACAATATCTGGCTGAGGATGTACAATTTATTTTCTTCAATAAAATCAATAACTTAGGATATCGAGCTCGTAAGTTATTGATTTATAAGGACTTTTATTTTGTAATAAATTGTATCAGAAAGACTCTTCCCTGGGCGCTCGTGGCCGCTCGTGGTCACCTAGGCCCAAGGTATGGTATTCGACCTAGGCCTATAAGTCGGCTGGCGGAATATCAGAAGGAGTCTTTGCTCTATTGAGGAAGTCTTTATTAGGATCTTGACCTGGAATCTTGCCACGGACATATGCTACACCGAATGAGGCATAGTTGATTAGATCTTTAAAGGAGTCTTCGACTGATTCAAAGTTAGGTTCGTAGTTAGGATCATTCTCCATAGCTTCGAGTACTGACCACACACGGATAGTTTTAGTATGAATCAATTCCATAATAGACATAACGCCGCGCGGATAGTAGTCAGCTTGGACAATACGAGAATTAGGATTCTGATAGTCATTGCCTTTCTTTGCCTGGATTTCAGCACATTCTTGTAAAACTTTAAGTGATTCTTTCATAATAATCTCCAATCAAAGGTATATTATACAACGTTTTCACGTGATTGTACACTAATATATCTCAGCGTGGTATTGTCCCATTCAAATAATTCATCGCACGTATATTCCTGTGCATCGTCATCACGCTCAAAGAAAATGACGTAGTTAGATACGTCTTTTCTCCATCTAACTTTTCTTTCCCATAATGTAGCAAGAACTTCTGCTTTATACTTTTTAGAGTCTCTATACATATTATAACTTTTTACTTCAACAGATACACCATCTGGATTTATGACGTCTTTGTAATTAGCATCGTCATTCGTATATCCACAAATATCAGTTAATATGTGTTCGCATATTAAACCATTATAGGTATTCAACCAACCTGAATAACCTGGTTTGTACTCTTCATCCGTATGATTACGTATAGTGTTTTCATTTAATTGCTTTAATGAAAAAACCTGGCCAACCTTAATATTCCAATTCATATTATTCCCACTTCATACCATCATCAATCGCTGTCTGCGCAGCTAGAATATAATCTTTATCTTCTTCAGAAAGAACTGACCAAAATTTAGTCAGGCTATCTATAGTAGATATAACTGTATTTTCATTTTCTAGATGAACGTTAGCTTTCATTTGGGCTTGAAGCATATCCATACGTTCTTCTATTTTTTTCAATAAGGTATTATTTTCCATAAATTCCTCACAGATTTGAATAAACAAATTCAATAGCTCTTTTAGCTTCTTTATCGAGTGGACGATTTTGATACCAATTACCAGTTTCACGATCTAGATCTTTACAAAGATTGACTACTTCATCAATAGTAATTGGATATTTTTGCTTTAAAGCATTACCTACAATTGATACCATTATCTGATACATCTTATGATACCAACCTGTTTCAGAAATAGAAACATATTCACTAATAAGTTTTTTATTTACAAATGGGCAATCACGATAACTTGTCCATTTAATATTAGTATTTGTCATTTGATCTTTACGATACTCAATGAGTTTAGATTGAATATCTTCTGATAGAGAATCGAACAGAGTATTACCAGAGCTCTTTTTAGAAAATGGATGCTTTATAAGAAGAGCGTTAACATCAATATCATCACCGTCACGACTGAAAATAAAGTTGTTAGCACCAGCATAATCTGCAGGGATATAATACATTCTGGAAATGTCTTTAGTTTGTTTATCTGCCATCGAGCCAAGCTCGGTATTGAGGGCATGCCAGAAATGTTGTATTCTGTCCGAGCCAATATGTCCGTTAAGACTGAAGACAAGTCTAAACTTTGGTTTATCAATTGTTGAACTCGCTGTAGAATAACAAATATACCGCCAAGAGCCAACGCGCTCGCTAAGTAAATCATTTAAATTCTCCATTGTGCAATCTAAATCATCAACATCAACTGCTGCCCAACCACACCACTTCTCGACATTCTTATTAGAACGAGTAGTATCTTTTTTATATGTAGCAGGAGAAATGAGTTGCGCAGACTTCTTATTCTTCATAGGAACTTTAGCTAAAGAATACAAAAGTGCTTTCAACTCATCCCAAGATTGAAAATCGATTTGTCTATGGGTTTTATTATCCCATAGAGATTTAAATATCGTAAGTGAATACATTATTTAAAAGCGTGTGGTAAATATCCATGATTACCAGAATGATCTGGTGCTTTCCATTCTTTTGGTTTAATTAGATCCGGTAGACCCAGAGGATTTGGTCGTGATTCTTTTACACCAACCTCTTTCGCCATATTTGCAGCATGTACACGATCCCATGCTTGATAGGCGTCAATACCAAATGAATCAAGTGTACCAATAGCAACAACGCATAGATCAATAAGACCATCTACAATTTCTTCTGGATCTTTTACACCAGCTGCATTAATAGTTTCAGTCAGCTCTTCATCTAAGAAGGCAAGACGAAACTTAAGAAACGCTTGGAGCTTTCCATGCTCACTATTGATAATTTTTTCTGATACCCACGCATCTACACCATACTTAGCATGCATATCATGTATATCTTTTACCCAATCTTTACTCATAATTATAATCTCCGTATATATGTATATTATATACTATTTTTATAAAATTGTACACTATCCAAAGAAATCTTCAAGCGTATTCTTTTCTTCTACTGTCCAGCCGATTGCTTCAACGATTGGTTCAATAGGATCGATAAACGTTTTCTGAAACTGCTTTTCATAATCAATATAACGATTCAGTCCGAACTCTTCTGGTAAAAAGGCAGGAAACGCAATTACATTCTCTTTGATAGGATTCGGCATCTTGAGATAACAGAACTTAATCTTTTCGCCGTTTTGTATCTTCTCAAATCGTTTATCAAGTGCTTTGTCTTTAACCTGCTTATTATATAGAATAGCACCGCGTACGTGAATTGGTGTGCCTTTCTTATAAATAGTTTCTCTATTCGTCCACTTACTTAAAGAAGACACTCCGCGTGGAAAAGAGATCTCTTCAGCCGGCAATGATAAGAAGTGCTGCTTAAAAGCTTGAATAGCATTTTGTGTATTAGCTTCTGAACCAGAAACAATGACCTTGAAAAGTTCTTTGAGTGCATCTCTACATGCTGCAGGAGTAGATGACTTAATTGCCTCGATGCCCATAATTTTGAGTTTAGGTTCGGCATAACGTACACCTTCATTATCATGCACGTTTAGAATATATCTTTTCTTTGCAGTCCAGATACCACGATCTGCAATTACCTCGCGACCCATTTCCATACGAGGAATATAAGTAGCAAATTGCTTATGGAGTTTATCATAGCACTGAGCTAGCATCGGTTCAAATTGCTCATTACATATTTTGTGTATTGTGTCAACAGGATTTTCTTTTATAAACTTATTGACAAGAGGTCCGAAGTTAACATAGACAGAATCGGTATCGATCGCAATAACATAATCATCTTGTTTGCCAACAATCTTTGACATGAATTCGTTCATATGCTTTTCAGCCCAACGAATCACGGTTTGTCCAGTAAGAGTAATTGCTTCGGCAACACGTAAGTCAAAATAGCGGAAGTATTTATTGCCTAGCGCACCATAAAGAGAATTCATAAGAATTTTGATAGCCATTTGCTGATTTTCATAACGTGCAATATCACGTTCAATTCTTAGAATTTCAGTACGATTACTCTTATCTGCCTGTTCGAGTTGCTGCTTTGCATCAAGCATCTTCTGCTTAATTACTTTACGTTCAGCATAATAATCAACAATAATTTTTGGTACGATACCTTGTTGATCTTTCTTGAAGTAAACACCATTTGCAGCAAGAGCATATTCAGGACGCTCATTAGTTGCACCATTCAAACACTTATCAGGATCAAGTACTCTAGTATCGTTACTTACGATTGTTTCAGGAGACATGTTCCATTCAACAATGATGTTCGGATAAAGAGAGTTTAAGTCAAAAGACACAACCCAATCATGCATACCAACATGCGGATCTTTCACATAACCGCCAGGATAAGCAGTCTTATACTTTTCTTCTGACGGAGGAGGAGCGATCTTTTGCTTATTCAGATCTCGATAGATAATTGAATCCCAGATACTCGTTGTACCGAAGGTATCTGAATAGTTTACGCCAGCCTTATAAGCCATAGTCATAGCCAAAGCAATCAGACCCATCTTTTCTTCAAGGCGTTCGATAAGCTCAACGTCTTTGATGTTATAGTCAATAAACTTTTGATGATTTTCTTTATAGAGAGTATGAAGTGAACCATACTCTTCATAAGATAATTTGTTTTCACCAAGAACGACAGAAGCAATATGATCTAACTTATAAGATTCTTGTTCACCATACGAATAACCAAACTTTTGAAAGAGATCAAGATAATCAAGTTGAGCAATACCAGAAATATCATACGCATCAAGCTGTTTGCCTTTTACAGCAACCTGCTTATACTGTACCATATTCCATGGTGAAAGCTGTTTGATCGTATCCTCGCCAAAGACTTTGGTAGTACGATTTACAATATACGGTATATCAAAGAGTCGGCAGTTCCAGCCAGTTACAATATCTGGAGTATTCTCTTCACGAGACCAGAAGTTTAGAAAAGAAGCAATGAGTTCACGCTCATCTTTACAATGAATGTATTTGATCGTGAGCTTATCAGCAAACTCAGAATTACTTACCGAATATTCATCAAGACCCCAAACATAATAAACGTTATCGATATTATTTTTGATAGCAATTGATATGATTGGATGTGCAGCATCTTCGGGGAATGGAAAGCCATCGTCAGAAGCAACCTCGATATCAATATAGGTTATATTGACAAACCCTTGGTTGAACTGAATTTCATTAGGGAAAGCAGAAGTAATGAATTGATGAATATAGTTTTGAGTTCCATAAATTTTAAAATTAGGAACTTCTTTATATTGCTCAACAAATTCTTTTGCATCACGCATAGTAGGAAACTCCATCGGTGATACTTGCGTACCATCGATGGATTTCCATTCTGAAGGTTTTGAAGAAGGAACAAAAAGCGTTGGTTTAAACTTAAACGTTTTCTTTACTTTCTTGCCAGATTCTGTATAGCCACGGTACAGCAGTTTATTACCATACCGGGAAATATTTGTATAAAATTCCAAATGTAACACCTCATCACAATATTCATATATTATATCACAAAACTATAGGTATGTACATTAAATAATTATTTGCCTTTCAGGTGGTAAATCAATCTTGCTATTTACTTTTTTATACTGAGCTTCTAATCCAGCCACAGCTTCAGTCATAAATACTATTGACTCTGTTTTTATGAAAACACCGTTTTCTGAAATTTTTGTATAAGGCATTAGCTCCATGAGTCCTACACCATTTTCAGTAGGCACAATAAAACATGGATTATCTAGATGGTATCCATCATTGGTTTTCTTTGAGATAAACGTAATAATTTCTTCACCAGATACTAAACGAATTACTTTCACTTCCATAATATATTCCTTGGAGATGCGCCTCCGAAGAGGCGCTATTAGATTTAATCTTCTAGAAGAAGTTCAGGCTTTTGAGAGATAGCAATCTTTCTAGGCTTTAATTCTTCAGGGACAATCCTTTCGAGCTCTACTCGAAGGATGCCGTTAACGAGTGTTGCACCCATGACTTGCACATGATCTGCAAGATTGAACGAACGAGAGAATTTCTTTTGTGAAATGCCACGATGTACATAATCTTGCTCTTTTTCATCATCGCCTTTCGGTCTTGCGTCTCCTGAAATTGTTAACACGTTTTTATTGTGTTCAATATCTAGATCGTCAAGAGTATATCCAGCAACAGCTAATTCAATAGCGAATTTATCTTCGCCATCACGAATGATGTTATGTGGAGGATATCCTTGTTGATTGTGCTGAGAAGCTTTTTGCATCTGATCTAATACGTGATCAAAACCAATAAAAGACGGACGCAGTGATGAAATGTTGCTATAAAGTGTCATAATGACCTCCTAAAATTTAGCAAGGTTAGTAATATTGAGACCGGCTAATTCCGCATCTCAATATTATTTATACAGGTTTAATTGTTTCCGATGTTATATTTTGTGCAAAGCTCCCATTTGCTTTTTTCTGAATGAGAGATAATCTTTATTTGACGTAATGGTGCCACATCTTTTGCAGCTGCTGGATTACAAATACTTAATAATCCCCAGTCAGATAAGAGTATAGCAATTGTATTACGGCGCTGAACATCATTTTCTGTCAAGTTAGACGGTTTAGAATCCAAAAGAAATAACTCTTTGAAATGGACTATAAAGTATCTTCCTTGCTTATGCAAGATATGACAAGACTGGTAAAGCTTCTGATCTTTCTTAGATGCAACTCCAATACGAGTAAGCGTCTCACGAACTTTTAAAAAATCATCAGGCTCATTTAGAGTGATCTCGAGCATCTTTGCCGGAGACCAGTCGGCAACTATATTATTATTATTATTTTCCACCTTTATACAACCTCTTTTTCAATTCATTAATACTATCGTTGCTTAATAGCGAAAGAACATGACGAGCCTTTTCATTACTATAGCCATAATATTCTTTTACTACATCTAAGGAATCCGGATCAGATTTCTTAAACCATTTCGAAAATCTTTTTCTAGATCTGATAGTATTTATAAAATAATGATATTGAAGTTTATTATCGGTGTGGTGCCGACGATTCATCTCGTTTGCATAAAGAGCTGTATCATAAAAGTAAGATAGAGAACGATTCACCATAAAAGCGTTATATTCTTTTTCGGTGATATCATCAACCATGATATCTTTTTTGGTATGGTTAATCGAATTTAAAAACTCGAAAGGACTCATTACTGCCACTCCATGTTGGCCATGAGTTCTACCATACATGCAACTATATTAAGCTCATGGTCAGCAACAAAGGCGTTTTTATATTGGTAGTCAGCCAAGATAACCACACATTGTGGAATCGATTGAGGCTTTAGATGCTCATACATGTTGTCATATATTTGACGAAAGAGAGCCGCTGGTTCAAGATCGATATTGTCTACAACCCACTTACGCATACCTTTGAAGTCTTTTTCTTTTAAGGAAGACATAAGCGTTTTGATATTTGTTTCTATCATGTTCGTCAATATGCCTGAATCGATAGAACCCGAAACAGAATATCTTTGTAGATGATTAAGAATCTTGCGAAAGTCTGGAAAAGACTTTTCTACAAGCATGGCAACTACTTTATTATCAAAGGGAATACCTTCCTTATTGAGAATATCAGTAACCCGCTTGAAGAAGTTAGCAGCGATAGCCGGCTTTTCAGTATTAGGAATTGCAAACTCAATAACAGTACAACGAGAATGAAGTGGCTCGATAATACGATTCTTGAAATTACAAGTAAGAATGAATCGACAGTTATTAGAGAACTCTTCGATGAATCCACGAAGTGCTGGTTGAGTTGATTGCGGATTGAGGTAATCAGCCTCATCAAGGATAACTACTTTATATCCACCATGCAAAGAAACGGTAGAAGCAAAGTGACGAATTTTAGTCCGAAGAGTATCGATATTACCCTCTTCAGAACCATTCACCACAATATAATCAAGGTCGAGTTCTTTACATAAGGCTTTTGCCACAGTGGTTTTACCAACGCCAGCTGTGCCAGTAAATAACATATTCTGGATTTCGCCAGAAGATATCATTTTAGAAAAGGTAGAAGTTAAAGATGCCGGTAAAATACAGTCAGCAATAGTTTGTGGACGGTATTTTTCCACCCATATAAATTCGTTCATTCACATACTCCATAATAAAAATAATATTATACACTGTTTTCAAGCTTTTGTAAAACGCTTATTACCTCATCATCATATACCATATTTAATCCATCATATCGATCCCATACCCACGAGAACCATTCAGAAGCTTCTTGTGAAGGACCTCCATGCCATGTAGCTGTTCCTCTCTTAGCTTTTACGCTCCAAAACCATTCATAGCTTTGCACTACATAATGATTTGATACTACATGTGGTCTACTCCAATCAAAAACCGTTCTAAAAAAAGTTATAGCTGCTTCTGACCCCCTAGGAGCATACGAAGCATTAAAAAGGTACGAAAAAGATTCAAGGGAACTATTTGCAGTAATAGACATATCTTTCATAATACAATAATTAATCCGAATAGAGTCTATTAATGCAGTTCTTGCAATCGGTTTTGTCAAGCATTGATGATTACATACTAATTCTTGTCCTTGTAAGAATCCGCGTACAACACTTGAAGGCTGTTCTATATTTCCGCCTGAATTAAATATTCTAAGAGGTATAAGAACCTGATCATAAGATTCAGAAGTTTTTACAATAAAATCTTTTATATTTTTAAATTCGGAATTATTTCTAATATAAGCAAACTCATCTAAATCACAAACATATAACCAATCAGTTTTTACTTCTTTAAGTACACGGTTATACGCAGGAAGTTGCGGACCACCTTTATCTAGATAAGTAGTGCTTTCAACATAATTATCATGATAGAGCGTAACATATTTAGAATGTTTCTCTATAATAGGAAGATAGTCGTCTTCTGATGCATTATTAATTAAATAAAAATGATCAATACCTTGAAGTTTATAAAAAGAAATGAACTCATCAAGAATATGAGCTTCATTACGAAATATTGCTAATAATCCAAGTCTCATAATATACACACAAAAATGGTGCCCCGAGCCGGACTTGAACCAGCACGCTCGTTATAAGCGAGAGATTTTAAGTCTCTTGTGTCTACCAATTTCACCACCGGGGCATTACCATTAAGGCATAGTTCCTGTTGTCATAACAGATTCGTAAAGTTCTTCAATCTCTTCACGTTCCTGTTGGAACTGTTGGAAGTTTTGATTATGATACATTGTAGCAAGTTTATTTAAGAACTTCTTGTCAATACCAACTTTATCCGAAAGATCTGCAACAATATTCTTTTGCAGATCTTTTTCAGCCGCAGCGCGAGTACAGGAATTGGAATATTCCTGCAACGCACCCATAATGGCTTGACGGTCGTTAGGGTTATTCACCACCATCAGTAGCTTCTCCATTTGCGTTTTCAGCAGCTGCTTTTTGTGATGCGTCAATGAATTTCGCAATTCGATCATGTACAACTCCTACAGAAGAAAGTTCAGCAGCTTTGAACGCTCCACGCTCAGAAGCGACATTAATAACGCGGATCACGTTAACCAAGTCTTCAATACTTAGACTAACAGGTTCAGCAGCAGCTGGTTGTTCAGCAGCAGCATTAACAGGTGTAGTTGGGATATCAGACGCCATAGTTTTAGTTTGCTTTTCAGCCATATTACCCTCCAAAGGTACTAGTTTTTTCCAATGCAACCCAATATTCTATTGGATTATTCTTTGCTTTAAAGTTTGAGATTAAACGAGATGATATTGATACATCATAATCATCCTGAATAAACTTAAAGTTTGAGATGTTAAATACACAATTTGCTTGTACTGAAACATCTACTCCAGTGGCAATTTCAAAAGAGTTTGAAGTGTTATCAGAAACATTCGTAACTCTTAATACCAATTTGCCAGATGACGAATCAACAACTAAATCGCTTACTCCAAGTGCAGAAGCAGCCTTACGTATCGAAGCCATATCGTTTGTTGAAAGCGTAAATGTAATTTCACAGGGTGGCATTACAATATCTTTCTGAGGAGTCGTTAAAATAGACGGTTCAGAAAAGAAATACTTTACAGAACGATTGCCTTCTGATATAGCGGCATATTTCATATCACTTGAGATAACAATATCAGCATCGTCAAACATATTTATAGTACTTAGAAACTCGTTTAGATCATAAATGCCAAAAGTTCCATCAAAAGATTCAGCAACTGTTGCTACTGCCATGATAGTTTTGGATTCAGACATCGTCTTAACGACTGAACCAGCATTAATTACTAAATTAGAATTAATACCCGAAAAATTTCTAAGCACTGAGCTTGTGAAATCACTTAATTTCATCATCTATTCCCGTTATAGTTATTGTATCTGTATCATTATACAACATTTCATCATCATTGTACACAGTTAATTCAATTGAAAAATCAGCATCTGCTTTACGATATTTTTTATCGTGTTCATTCAATAACAAAAAGCCATAATGGATAATCTTAACAATATCCTTACGCCAATCTGTGATATCACCTTTCTTACCATAGCGGTCATTGTATTTATCAATATTACCTGAAGTAAAATCTATACCGCGACCACGTGCTGAGATAACCTCCATTGATTGGAGATTATCTTTATTAGCACCGTAGTGTCCTGCATAAGTAGCATCTACGTATTCTTTAAACTCTTGAATGAGTTTATCTTCATTAAATTTATACTGAATCATCATATAATCCTTATATACCGTCGAGTACCTCATCGATGGCATTATTGCTAATATCAAAAGATCCAGTTGATTCAACGTCAACTTTGCTATAGAGATCTAGAAATGCTTCTTTCGTATCAGCGTCGAAACGTGATACACATAACTCAATAGCTTTTACTTTATCTTTAAAGATAGAATAGCTTTGAATGATATGACACAGTCGACGTGTTGAAACGATTTCATCTACACCACCGTCTTCAAAAGTTTTGCGAATAGTCTCGCTCCAAACAACTAGAGAGTCAGCGAATTTGTCATCATGACAATCAAACTTTTCCATATGTTTTACCACGATCTTACGCTCTACCGAAGAAGTGGGATATGGTTGCTCGAGGGTAATAGTAAAGCGTTCAAGGAAAGCTTCATCAATAATAGTGGCGGAAACAAAACGTCCGTCATCTGAGCCTTTACCTTTTGTATTTGCTGTTGCTATTACGTTAAAGCCATTGAGTGGAGATATGACTTCGCCAGTTTTTTTAACTAGGACCGGCTTACCCTCGAGTACTCCTTGAAGACACATGAGTTTATTAGAACCACGATCTATTTCATCGATGAGAAGGATTGCGCCCTTTTCCATCGCTTTGATAACTGGACCTTTACAGAAAACTGTTTCTCCATTTACCAAGCGAAAGCCACCGATCAGATCATCCTCATCTGTCTCAGGAGTAATTTGTACTCGCACATACTCACGATTGAGTTTTGCACAAGTTTGTTCTACCATCATAGTCTTACCGTTGCCGGATAAACCAGTGATGAATACTGGATAAAAGTTACGTGACTGAATAATCTTAGAAACATCAGAGCAATGTCCCCATGTCACAAACGAAGAATCTTTAGGCGGAACAAATACTTCGTCATTAGTAATTGACGTGATTGACGCCATTGGCTTTTCCTGTTTTTTAAATGGAACTACTACCGAAGACAATCGATAAAGTCCACGTCGAATTTTTGTTTGCGCGAGAGTATATGTATACGCTTTGCTAGAAGAGATTCCAACGGATTCTGCCGCAGCAGCAATTTCCTTAGGAGTAAATTCACCTGACTCTCGGTCAGGAAACATAGTAGTAATTGCTTGCTCAATTTGAGTACTAATCATAATATAATCCCATTCATTAATTTATTAATTTATATAACCATTATACAGCATATTACCAGTAATGTACAATTTATTTTCGTCTTACAAATCAATAACTTATATTTCGTACTTACTAAGCTGTTGATTTGTAAGAAGATTTAAATTGTAACAAATTGTAACAAATTGTATTAAGATACAATCTCAGCGAATTTCGTAGCCAATATTCGGTTTCCTTTCTTCGAAGATGAGTATTTCTTAAAGCTAGATATGATCTTTGCCTTCGAAGCATTCTCATCGATTTCTAATTCATCAACGTCTGTATTCAACGATTTACGTGCTGCTTTTAAGATAAACAAACGATCATAACCAATCGCATTATCTCGTGTAGAAAACTTATCTCTACGCAGTGAAACTTTTAACTCGTTAACCAACTTATCTTTTTCGTATACGTCATCAGTCAATAAGCTACTAATAGCATAAATGTCTCTTCCGCTTTCAGCTAGAAAGAATCCGATAGTTGATACTCCGTTTTGTCTAAATGCATCTAGCAATTTAGTTGTCATCTCACGGCTATTATCATTTAGCTTTATTGTTTTTCCGTTAATTTCCATCGTATACCCGCCAATTCTTCTAAAGTTATAAGGCGATTCCTCAGGAATATTAACGCTGATTTTACCACCAAATCCATCTGTCAATAATACGAAGTTTACTTTTTGAATCGAGTGCTTATTCTTAAACTGATTAACAATATTGTTCATTACTAACAAGCATTCGTTAAGTGGAGTAGTACCTAAGGTTTCTAGCTGAGCTCTATAATGTTGTGGAACATGAGTGGACAAATACAATTGCTTATATGCTTCATTATATACATTCTTTTTCATTGAGGAATCTAGTAGCTGTACTATCCTTAGATTACGCAGGTCAATTTCATTTGTTTCAGGAATACGGTTATTCTGATTTTGTTCATCAGAGCAATATCCGTTACTCGTAAATCCGTATACTTCAAATGGAATATTGACCTTCTTACAGAAAGTGGCTAGGTTCAGCACTTGCTTAATAGTATCATTTAAAACTCCAGCCATTGATCCAGAGTAATCTACTACCATTACCATGCCGTGTGATTTTGAATCAGCAAGCTGTGTAACTTTCTTAAAGATATCATCATCGTATTTGTAGCTATGCAGCTTATTTACATTCAATGAGCCGCTCTTTGCAGTTTTCGAACGTGAATAACGATATGCCGCTTTGCGCATTTCAAATTCTTTTGCAAGAATCGTTGTGATTTTATCAGTTTCTTTTACAAAGGAATCATACTCTGAGTCATTATTTAAGTTCGAACGTACCCATGATGGCATATGTTGTTGAGCTTCTTCACGTTGTTGTTTTAGCGTATCGTACGAGAAAACAGTTTGCTTACATTTATTCCAAGTTACATCACGAACGTGCACGATTAATCTATCATCTATTGTACGATCTTCAATAAGCCTGTCTTCATTTGCACGAAGTGCATCATCAGTTTCAGAAGTTAAGTCGCTAGGTTCGTTAGATTGTACTGCTCCAGTTTCTTTATCCTCTTTAGTTTCTTTTGTATCTGTAGACTCTTCAGACTCAATAGAATCTTTTGTACCTGTAGACTCTTCATCTTCTTCAGTTTCTTTTGTATCTGTAGACTCTTCAGACTCAATAGAATCTTTTGTTTCAGTAGTTTCTTCAGACTCAATAGAATCTTTTGTTTCAGTAGTTTCTTCAGACTCTATAGAATCTTCAGAAGGTGAGACCGAGATTTCTTCAGAATCTTGAGTTTCATCAAATGAGCTATCGCCACTTTGATCAGAATCAGAATCTTCTTCTTCTTGGTTTTCTTTCATGAACTCATATATTGCTTTAGAAGCATTAACGACCTCATCCCACGTTTCAGCAGCAAATGCGTCTTTTACGTAAGGAACTTCTTCATCAGAAAATTGAATATCAACCAAGTCACGAAGTTTTGCTTTGATATTAATTCGATCAATAAGTGAATACGACTGAAGATCACGACCTTGAGTATTAAAGAAATTTTCTTTAAAGAGAACCGAGTATCCACGCTTAAAGGAACTAATAAGCCCAGGATATTTTGCCTGAATCTTGCGCTCGATACGTACGTCTTCAACAACATTTAAGAAAGAACGTGGGACTTCAGCTTGAGCCGGGGAATCATGCCATCCTTCATAAGGAGTGAAGAGTGCATGACCAACTTCATGACCAAGGAAAAGGTCTACTGTATCTTTAGAACCAAAGTCCTTGAACATAGGTAGACCAAGTACACGTTTTTCTACATCAAAGAACGCCGTAGGATAATTACCATGATGAACACTGATATTCTCATTGGCAAGTAGTTTTGCTAGGATTGACTTAGATTGCATGTATATCTCCATTTGATATGTCATTATACAGCATCTGGCTAGGTATGTACAATTTATTTTTACCAATAGAATCAATAACTTAGGATATCGAGCTCGTAAGTTATTGATTTATAAGGACTTTTATTTTGTAATAAATTGTAACAATTTATTTTTACCAATAGAATCAATAGCTTACGAAACCGAGTAACATAAGCTATTGATATTTATGAAGATTTTAATTTGTAATAAATTGTAATAGATTTAATCACCAGATAGCGATATCTGTGAGAAGTTGTTTGTTTTTCCAAAGGAGATCTTGCTTCTAAACTTACCATCTAGCATATCACCTTTATGGGATATAACAAATACGTTGGTATCTGAATCTAGAGTCTGTAGGATCTTCATCAGATTATCCACGCCATCATGATCAAGAGACGAATCAAAGGTCTCATCAAGGACCAACAGATTTGTTGAAGTAGAGTTTTTCATTTTAGCAATCTGACGCCATGTAAACAATAGCGCTAAATCGATTCTTTGTTTTTCACCTTCAGAAAAAGAAGCATAGTTGAATGCATCACGATATCTTGACTTAATTGTTTCGCTAAAGCTTTCATCAAGATTAAATGAAACAAAGAAATCGAGCACTTGTAAATACTTATTAATGAGAGTATTCATTACAGGTAGATATTGTTTAATCACTTTTGTCTTAATGCCAGTATCTTTTAGCATTTCAGATGCAACTGAATTATATAAACGATCTGCAGAGATATTTACTTTTTTCTCATTGTACAGATTCTTTTCTTCTATTAGATCGTTATATTCTTTATTTGCTTTTGCTAGATCACCTTGAGATTCTGATAATTCATTAATATCAGACTGCATAGCTACTATTCTATCTTGATTAGTACGAATTGCTTTATTGTTACCACTTATATTATTATTTAAGTTTTGTATATGCTGCAATTTACTCATTAATTTTTCTAGCTCTACGTCTAGCTTTTTAGATTCTACTAAAGCAGTATTCAAAGCATCAGATAATTTCTTAGCAGAGGCCTTTGCTTGTAATAATTTGCTTTCACGAGTGGCTGCTTCAATATCCTGTGTACAAGTTGGACATACATCATTATCTTCGTAAAATTTAGCATCCTTTACTACGTTCTGTATTTGTTGCTGGAACTGTGCTTCGTATTTTAAGTACTCGTTTTTCTTCTTCTTTGTTTCTTTTAAAGAATTATTTACTATATCTGAATGTTCTTCAATAAAGGCTTTCCATTGTTCGTTATCATTTTCAAGTGAAGATATTACTTTTTTAACATCTTCAATTTCTTTTTCTTTATTCTTAATTTGACCTTCATTTAATTCTGTAATATCGCGAATATACTTTTGTTGCATGGTAATCTTAGATTCGCTTAAATCTAATTGATGCGTAATACCATTCAACTCTTCTTTTAACTTTGAATCTTTTTCTTTTAGGAGCTGATTCATAGTAGAGAAAACTTGAATGTCAAGTAAGTCTTCAATTACTTCTCTTCTATGCTGTGCTGGTAATTGCATAAAAGGAATAAACGATGATGAGCCAAGTACAACTATTTGATGAAAAGATTTATGATTTAACTTTAGAATATTTTGTTCTAAGAATTTTTGATAATCTTTTGCAGCTGCAGATTGGTTAATCATCTGGCCATTTTGCCAGATCTCAAATTTAGCCGGTTTAATTCCACGCTTAATAATAAACTCATGGTTACCAATAGAAAACTCTACTTCAACCTCGCAATGCTTATTATTAATTGAATTGACTAATTGTGGTTTATTAATATTTCGGTGTGGTTTACCAAATAAACCAAAAGACAAAGCATCAAGTAAAGTACTTTTACCTGATCCATTTGATCCGACTATTAGTGTCGTAGGAGATTTGTTTAATTTGATTTCAGTAAAATCATTACCGGTAGATAGAAAGTTCTTCCACCGGATGCGTTCGAACGTTATGATAGCTAGTTCCTCTTCTTATCATACAATTTCTAAATTCTGTGCTTCAACAAAAAGATTACGCATTAGATTCTTTATTTTGTCTTTATCTAAATCTGTTTCAACAGCATCGACGTAAGAATCTAACAGTTGTGTAGTATCTTCTAATGATACCACCTCATCAGAAATATTTTCTCCAATAAACTCATCAAAAGTTTCAGCTATTTTTAATTCATAGATGTTTTGTTGATTTATCTTATCAATAAACCTGTCGAACATATACGGATCTTTCTTCTTAGCGACAATTACTTTGATGAACTTATCGTTTAATCTTGTAACATCATAACTATTATAATCTGTTTCTTCATCATTGTACACTACTTTTTCGAAGATGGTATGCGGATTACACACAGGAGTAAGTTCACGAGTTTCAGTATCTAATACATGGAAATACTTAGGATCGTCAGCATCTGCCCACGTAAATTCCATCTGAGAACCAAGATAGTGAATATTACCTTGACTTGATTTAGTATGAAAGTGTCCTGATAAAACCATTTCGAATCTATCAAAATATTCTGTTGTCATACCATGTGTATTCGGTAATCCTTTCATCATATCAAATCCAACTAATTCAAGATGTGCACCAAGTATCGAAGCTTTACATGTCTTAATAAAATTAATTGAGTCTACGTAATTTTCAGAATTAATCCATGGTAAAAGGGCAATAGAACAACCATCGTAATCTAATACCTTTGGCTTCATTACAATGTTTACGTTTGAAGTATAATAACCAAGCAGCTCTTTTAAAGAACATAGCTCATTCGTATTTTTATAGAATACGTCGTGATTACCGGGTATAATATCCATATGAATGCCTTCTTCTTTTAAGACATTCAAAAACATTTGCCTATTTGCATTCTGGGCTTTAAAGTTAATAAACTTACGATGATCATAATAATCACCTAGATGTATTATTTGCTTTATGCCATGTTCTTTTAGATATGGAAAGAAGACCTCAGAATAAAACTTTTCTTGATACTGAATAAAAATATCTGATGAGTTACGCATGCCTGCATGGGTATCATTTAATATAGCTATTTTCATAAATTTAACCCATAAACAATTCTAGTTTCTTAGACGCTTTTGTCTTTGCCTTTTCTATTTTAGCAAATTCTTTTAATTGATTATCTGATTCTTTTACTTTATCAAGTCTTTCTCTTAATTCGTCGAAAAATGATCTTTCAGTAGACATTAAGCCGTCGTCTTCACTAAGAATAAAATGCTCAATGCCAGACTTTTCAATGAATTTAAATTTTATATCTTGCTGTTTCTTTTCCTTTGTAATTCTTCGGATAAATGCGTAGTAACATATTTGAGTAAAATACGCAAATGCATTAGGAGCTCCAGTTCGAGTAGCAGCCTCGATATTATAATTAGTAATAGCCTTTAAGCAGTTTTCAACAGCATCCATTACCATCTCTTCACGATAGGTATATCGAATAAAATTTGATTTATGAGACAGGCCTTCTGCTATTTTTAAAAAGCATTTAGCTAAATAATCTGGTACTACAGGAATTTCTGTGCATTCATTTTTGGCTTTATGAATACTTGTAATATAATCCACAACAGCTAACGAAAACCGTTTGTTATTTACGTAATGCGGTTTATCCTTTGGTTTCATTATAAAACTCCTAGTTTATTTTCATAGTATATTATACACTATATCTAAGGAAAAGTACACAGTGTACAAATTGTTAAAAGTATGATATAATAATAAGGTACTCCGGGGGGAGAGGGTATACTAATGTAAAGTATGTGGGGAAAGATCATCATCATATTCTTCAGCATAATCAGTGTCTTCATCAATAATAGCATTAATACTACGCCGAACCTTTTCATCTATTTCTTTATTCACTCTACGCTCTTCAAGAAGCTGATCTTCTTTATACCTTAAAGACGATACGATATACTTACGCTTTATATCATCGGTGACGTTTGAATATGCTATAATGTTTCGAACGTTCATATGAATCAAGCTATCATTAGTTAAATTCATATATTTAGTAAAGTAATACGTGTTTGAGTTGTTATCGTATATAGTATTTAACAGTAGTGGAAATTCTAATATTAAATCATCGCCAATACTTTGATTAACTAAAGATATAATCTCTTCACCATTAATTAATTTAATGTGTTTGATATTTAAATCTTTCATAATCCTATCTCATAAATTTTATATTTAAATTTCTCTTTGGTATAGATTTTTATACGTTCAGCAGCATGATTTAGAGTAAAATTCTTATTTTGTTTCCAGTGTAAATCATCTGCTAAGTCATATAGTTTAGTATCTTTACCATCATCACTTTTTCTCAAACCTCTACCAATCGACTGTAATACTCGTATCTGCGACTTAGACGGAGAAGCAAATATAATATTATGTAGGTTTTTAATATTTATACCTGTAGAAAATGTACCAAGGGAAGCAACCAGTATTGCACTTTTTTCTTTTTCAGTAATAGTTCTTATCTGTTCTCTTATTTCGGTATCAGTTGCTCCAGATACAAAAAAGACTTTACGGGATTTGTGTGCCTTTTTTGTTATAATATCATGTAGTGGTTTACCGTGCTTTTCAACAAACTGATAAAGTACTAATGTATTACCATCTTGATCTAAAGCTAAGTTTGCAATTAGATTATTACGAGCTTCATTGCGTACAATAAAATCTACTTCATCTTGGTATTTCATCTTATTCACTACTTGGCATATTTCATCTGAGTATTTAAGTAGTAAAACAGATATATCTAAATTAGCTAATGATCCTTCGTCCATTAGTTTTTTAGTAGTAGTCACATAATACGCTGGACCAAAGTAACCTTCTAAAACAAGTTTATGTGTTTGTGTACCATCTAAGGTACCTGTTGTACCAAATCTAAATTCGGCTTCTTTGCACTTAGTTAGAATCGAGGTTAAACTCTTTGCTTTAAAATTATGTGCTTCATCGCCAATTACCATGCCATAAGTCTCAAACCATGATTGTGGTAATTTATAAATTGATTGCCAAGTAGTGATTACTATACGTTGTTTAAAGTTTTTTTCTCGGCCAGAATAGATTCTATGGCAAGATTCAGAAACATTAAATCCATCATCATATTCAGAATAATCTCCAAAATCTTTATACATTTGTTCTACTAATGAGGTAGTAGGTACAATGATAATAACTTTCTTATTATGATTTTCTAAATACCATCTGATAATAGAATAGATAATCAGTGATTTACCAGAAGCAGTAGGAGAGATGAGCATTGCTTTTTTATGAGATAGTCCATGCTCTATTGCTTCTAGCTGATAATCGCGAAGTGCGATTTTTTGGCCACGAGAGGTTATGGTATACTTACTTAAAAAAGACATGTCGATATCTAAAAGAGAATCAGGAACACCATAATAATTCTGATGTACAAGTTCTAATTTATATTCTCGACCAGGAGTAGAAACGAACTCTTTTAAATAGACAAAGAGTCCTGATGGAAGTTCTTTAGTACGGGTATCGTATAGGCGTATTTTTCCATCCCACATTTTATTTTTATATGCAGGAATGAAACGATACCCAGGAACATAGAATGTAAAAAAATCAGATAATTCGTTAGCAACTGATGGTTCACAATCAACTTCTAAAAACGCATGATTTTTATTTCGAACTACTAATGTTGTCATTATCCACCAGATTCAAATCTCCGCCAGTCAATCATATTCTTAACAACAGAATGTCTCCAGCGAAGAGTATTAATGATTTCTTCTAAAGTATCTATAGTAGTTTTAAAATAGTCAATTCTAGCTTTTGCTTCTTGTATATGTGGATCTGAATTATAATAATAATCCATTTCACCCTTTAGGATTTTTAAACCATTTAAGGCGTCATATTCCCAACCAAGTTCATCTATCTGTGGCTTAGATAGTTTACCGTTATACCATAACCACTTATTTTTCAGAAGAATATTAAATTCACCTTCTTTCTTTTTCAATTGTAATTTATAAATCGAAAGAAGCTCTAAGTATTTAGAGTGTAACGAAGCAGATTTCTTTGATGCTTCATCTAAACGGACATCATCTATTTCAGAATCTTTTTTCCACATTTCAAGTATTTGTTCTAGCGCAATCATATAAGCCTCAAGTCACAAGTATAATGTATCTATTATATCACAAAATCACTCAATTGTATAATAAAAATATGCAAAAGTTGCTGTGCTAGTTAAAAATGTTGCATCAGTTGCTGTGACGTCAAAGGTTGGACCAGTAAGCGTAGTAGGAAATGCATTAATAAACCTAATCTTTTTTACAGGATTATTATTTGAATTTAAAACTACAAGAGTCATATCACGAGTTTTATAAACGCCTTCATCAGATTCTTTTACCATACCAAAAATCCAATCATGCATTTCTGTGAAGTTAACCATATTCTCATCAATCAAGAATGTGATAGTAAACTCGCTATAATCAATTTTATCTGGTGTACTAGGAACGTTTCTTTGTCTAAAAGATTCTACTACTGGAGTAGCAGTGATTGTTGGTAATTCAACTTGAGTAACCATAAACTCTGTGTTCGGATACTTCAACGAATCAATCACAAGCTTAAACCGTGAAGGAGTCATAAACGAAGCATTCGTTTGCAGAGTAGATGTTCTCTCTGAATTAAAATTTATCGACTTATCATATGGCATGTGAGTAATCTCAAAAATGTTTATACAATACTATTTATACAATAAAAAAAGGGGATCCGAAGATCCCCTCTAAAATAGGTAGTTAAAACTACTCTTTTTAATATAACCCTTATACTAAGATATTAGTAACAGCAAAGATTCTGTAGTAAGGGTTAGCACGGTTAGTACCAGTTTCGCTAGAAGCAGCACCGCCAGCGAATGGGTTAGCAACCATACCGTAACGAGTCTTGAACCCGATACGTGGCTGGAAGTCGTCCTGACCAACTGAACGAACCATTGTTAATGGAACGTATGGGCAGTAGAAGATACCAGCGTCGTAAGGAGAAGTACCACGATAACCAACGTTGACGTAATCACGGTCAGCGTATGGATCGATGTATACTTTAGTACGACCATTCAATACACCAGCGAAAGTAGAACCAGTGTCATCAACGTTCAAGCTAGTAGCAAGAGCGGGGCTGTAGTCAAGCATGCCAGAAGCAGAAAGAGCAGAAGCTACGTCAGAAGAACAGATGATGAAGTTACCCTTACCGCGACGAGTGTCTTTAGCGATTTGGTTAGCTTCACGATCGATCTGAACGAGTAAGCCCTTGAACTTCTCAACTGACCAACGGCCGTCTGAGTCAGCGTTCACGTCAAATACACCGTTAACAGTAGTATTAGAAGTAGAAGCACCTAACTTAGCTTTAACGTTGATAGTACGGATAAGCTCACGGTTGATTTCAGCTAAGATCTCAGTAGAGAGAATGTTAGCTAATTCGCCTTCAGCATCCAAGCCGTGAACAGCTTTAAGATCCTGAGCCAATTCCATAGTGTATTCTGCTTTCAGCGCACGGCTCTTAGCAGTAACACTAGTTTTCTCGATTGAGAAAGCCATTTCGCCGAAAGAACCACCAGTGTTATCTAGTGCTTCAGCAGCTACAGTAGTCATACCAGTACCAACACTGAAAGAATCGTCTACAGTATCAGCAGCTGAACCTGAGCTAGAAGCATCAGAACCAACACCACCAGAACCAGCAACACCAACAGATGAAGGATCGCCACCGTGTGAACCAGCACCAGAGAAATCAGTATCTGCTTCGTTGAAGAGAGCTTCAGTACCACCTTGAGTACCATAACGGCTCTTCATAGCAAAGATAAGACCAGTAGGACCAGCCATAGGCTGAACACCAGCAACATCATATGCCATCAAGTTAGGCATAGCACGACGTACTAATGAGATCATTACCGGATCCCACTTAGCAACACCACCAGTATCAGGTAGAGTGCCAGCGTCGTTAGCAGCAGTTTCGTTTAAGAAACCATACTGGGCACGTTCCTGTGCCATTGCTTTTTCTTGGTTTTCTAACAATGTAGCAGTGATAGCTTTACGATAGTTATCACCGATGCTTGGAAGTTCTGGGTGCTCAAGGATTGGCGCCCATTTCTTCATATTTTCGTCTGCATTAAACATCTTTTATCTCCTAACAGATTACTTTTTATTAAGGGTTTGAGAGAGTACAGAAGAGTACATTGCCATTGATCGAGAAAGCTGAACTTCTTCACCTTCGTCATCCATGGATACGTCTTCTTCAGTATTTGTTACAATTGGTTTTGCAAAGTAAGATTCTTTGATGGTGTTTACTTTCTTAACGAAAGATTCAGCATCTTCGAATTCGACATTTTTAATTAAGCCTTTGAGTTTTTCAACTTCAGTTGCGGCTAAATCTTTTGATGCCTCTGCAATTATTTCTGAGCGCTGTAGAGTGTGTACAGATTCAGTTAAACGAATGTTGTCTTCAGTTGCGCTATTCAGTTGCTCTTCAAGTTCTTCAACTTGAGCTACTAAGTCATCAACCATATCTTTCTTAGACTCTGGTACATCGATGTAATGTTCAACAAATACACCTTTGAGAGCCGTCATGAAAGACTCAGCGATTTCAGTACGAAGACCGGTTTCAACAGCAACACGGTTTTCTTCCATCCAGCTTTCAACAACGTAGTTTAAGTAACCATCTACTTTTTCTACGAGATCAGCTTTAATAGTAGCAGTTTCTTCGTCGAGAGAAACTTTATATTCCTCTTCAAGACGATCAATCTCTTCAGCAATTTTGCTTTTTACAGCAGCTTCAAAGATTGTAGCAGCTTTAGCTCGGAAATCTTCGGTTAAAGACTCATCGGAAGAAACAAGAGCGTCCATATCGGCTTTGAAGTCATAAGATTCTTTCATCTTACCTTTCTTCTTACCATAGGTCTCTTTCATATCTTCTTCGTCTTCATCTTCTTCTTCATCATCGTCGCCATTCATCATAGCTTCGTATGCAGATTGAAGATCACCTTTGTTCAACTTAGACATATGCTTATACATAGCATTGATCATACCTGCTTTAGTTAACATAGCAGCTTCAGTAACTTCTTCGGCCTCTTCGGCTTCTGCAGTAACTTCTACTTCTTCGCCAACTTCGGCATCTTCCGCGACGCTTTCCTCAGTCTCAACTTCAACGTCTTCAACGAGGTCTTCATCATGGAGTTGTACTTCATCAATGTCTTCAATACCATTTAATTCTTCAGACATGTTTTACTCCTAAATGATTTAGAGTTAAAGTTTTGAGAGGAAATCAGTCCACACCTTTAGCTGAGCTTCCGCCAGCTGGGATGAAGATGCCTTTTTGATTTCAGTCTCATATTTTTCAATTTCTTGCGCTTTTAGGATTCCATTATCCCAAATCCATTCAACACCTTCCATAATCCCATTTACGAAGGCCTTTGGAGCTGAGGGATCCTGAACAATGTCTATAGTGGCTAACATAAAGTCTTCACCAACATAGTTCACCCCATTTCTTTGCACAAGTGTACCCATACCACGACTAGAAACACCCAATTGGACACCACCCTCGACCAAACCTTTTACAATTTGACCCATAGGAGTATCTAATATAAGTGCTTTTCCCATCACATTATTTCCGTCCCAAGAGAGTTCAGTAATGCGATGTGAAACTTTATCTAAGTTAATCGTTGGACCATCTGGATGATTTAACTCACCAACAGCACGATTCCTTAGTACTTGTTCGTTAACGTAACGATTCACAGCAGATTCCATAACCGCACGAGGATAAACTCGACCATTGCGATTCTTTTCTTCTGCTGTCATAAAAATACCTTCAATGACAGTATTTTTCTTACCGTTCTTTTCCTCGGTAAGATAGCTTAATTCGCTTTCTAAATGTTCCGTAATAAGCTTCATTCTTATTATACTCCCATTAAATCAGCAAATTCCTTAGCTGATTTTTCTGCTTCTGCGGCAGATTTATATTTGTCATCGAGTAATTCGCCGTCAATATGCACAGCAAATTTAGATCCTTTCTTTGTTATAACGGCTTCTGACTTCTTGCCGATCTTAATCTTCTTGATCGGCTTGCTCGAAGCTTCCGTCAGACTCTGTCTCAGCTGCTTGAAATTCATTTTCTGCTTCTATTTCCTGTTGGTCTATAACGCCGTTATATACAGCATTCGCTAATTCAATTTTCCTACTAGCTAATGCATCAGAGATTTTTGTATTAATAATATCTTTGAACGCATTATTTGCATCACTTGAGTTGCCGCTTACAATGCTATCAATAAAATTTTCAGTACTCATGATATTATCTTATCCTTTAATATATTTATAAAAAATTAATTTTCAAGGTCTGCTGGATTAACATCCTCTTCATCTTCAATTTCACGTGAAGCTTTTTCTGCACTAATTTCTTTTTCCATCTGTTGTACATCAGATTCTGTTTGCATTAAGACATTCTTACGTACCCAGTCTTTAGAGAAATAAGTACCAATATACTGATCTACTTGACCAAGAATATCGATTCGTTCCCTTAAGATTTCGTTATCTTTTAATTCAGCAAAATGAGAATCTTTTAAGAAGTCAATACTGATTAACTCTTTAAATTCAAACCAATCTTGTTCGGTAATAATACCTTTTAACATTAGTTGAGTTTTTAGCAGATCCAGGAATAACCATGAAAACTTCTTACGAAGTCTATCAATAAACTTCTGGAACTTTACTTCGTCTCTTGATATTTCAGTTGAACGACCAAGAGAGAACTGAGCTTCTTGCTCTAAACGATTTACAGGAACATTAAGTGCCTTATATAATTTCTTTTGGAAATATATGATATCGTCAATCTGTCCTAAGTTTTCGCCACCAGGAAGCGTAGTAATCTCTGTACCTCTACCGCCTTCACGACGTGGTAACCAGAAATCTTCAAGTAAAGACATATGTTTACGGTCGTCTTTTACCTCACCGGTTGCAGCATCGTATACCATCTTGTTACGGTAATTAGCCATAACACTCTTCAAGTATTCTTCTGACTTACCCTTTGGTAAGTTACCCACATCGATATAGAAGATACGACGCTCTGGTGCTCGTGAAAGACGATAGATTACCAATGAATCTTCCATCATCCGAAGCTGATTTACCGGCTTAATCGCCTTATGAAGATGCGATAACACCTTCTTACGAGCAGGATCTAATAATCCAGATGTACAATGTTGAATAGCATCTTTCGAAATCTTTAAACCCTGATTTGTGTTTGAAAGAGTAGTATCCTGATAAACGTAATACTCATTAATTTTCTTAATGATATTAGCGCCAGTATTCATATCTTTATCAGATTCAACTTCTCTTACTTTACGAATTCTTGTTGGATCGATTGCGCGTAATTCTAAGATACCCTTTTGTGGGCTCTTCTCATCGACAATAATGTGATAGTACAATCTACCATCAACATACCACTTACGGAAAACGTCGTGGGCATAATGGTTAAACTGTAATAACTCGATTATTCTATAAAATTCTTCACTGATTTGTTTTTTAATATTTTCTGGTTGTTCTAGGTCATCTAACCTAATATCAACAGGAGCAGAATCGCCATCGCCAATAATCGCCTCATTGACAATATCTTCGATTGCTGCATCGCATTCTGGTTGTTGAGCTACATCACGGTACCGACGAATTAGATCGCCTTCAGATTTTGCACCAAATGCTCCATCCATGTCAATGTATTGACCGAAATGAGCTCCAGCACCGGTAGAAATATAGCTAGAACCATCGTCTTCCATAGGAAGTACAAACGATTTTTTCTTCGCTTCTTCTTTCTCAGCTGCTTTTCTTTTTAATTCGAATCCGAATAATTCCACTCTATTTCTCCAAATAACTTATAACAAAGAATAGCGAGGGAGTTTCCTCCCCCACTATTATATCTATACCACCTAATTACGAGGTAGTATCTGATTCCCAATACTGAACTTGTAGCTCTACAGTAAATTCTTCAATTGCGTTTTCAGTGTCAAATGAAACTTCAATCGTAGAAACATTGCTTGGCCAAATGCCACGGAAGCTATATTTCTTTAATTCAGTTCCATTCTTATCTAATTGATAAACCGCAGCATCAGCAAAATAGTCAACAGTATCAGTAGAACCTGTATTCGTATTATGATTGTTGATGAGATTCATCCAACGCTCAAAAGCATTGCGTAAAGCAAAGTTTGTATCATTGATAATAGTAATCGTCCATGGCTCAAATGTACGATCACCAGCGATCTGCATTTGACGTCCACGGAATGGAACTGTAATCGGAGCAATTACTGAACTTGGTAATTGTGCTGCTTTAATTAAGAAAGCACCAACTTCAGTATCAGCTGCTCCACCAATTCCTACTGGCCAACCCATTTCAACCTTAAAAAGGTTGGAACGAGCACCGCCGCCAGTTAATTTAGATTTAAAATCATCTACACCTAAGATAGCCATTTTTTTATTCTCCTATTTTCTTATTAACCGACGATTTCAGAGAATTCTACACCAGTTCGGGTAGCAATGAAATTGAGTGTAATAAAGTTGATGGAACGAGCTGGCTTGATATAGATATCAGCTACGAATTGATTCGTATCGATAATATCGCCAGTGTTATTTGTCTCATCACATATTACAGCAAAATCAGTGATACCACGACGACCCTTAACGTCACGTAAGAATGGTTCTACCATATTACGGAACATAGCTCGTGTGAATTCATCGTTGAGTTCGAACAGTTGATATTTAGCGGCAGTCGCAATTGCTTTTTCAAGAACAATGAATAAGCGACGTACATTAATGCGATCGAATGCAGAAGGTTTAGCTTGAGCAGTCTTATCTCCATAAAGTACTGTTCCTTGACCAGGAAAAGCTACAATAGGATTAATACGCGCTTTATAAAGCGCATCCCTTTCTGCTTGTTTAGGATTAAATGCAATCTTAGTAATACCCAGGATTTGACCGCGAGTAAATCCTGCGGGAGAGAACCAAGGATCTGCTACGTCATCAGTGCTAGCACAAAGACCAGCCATATGACCTGCAGCACCAATCCAAGTATAAGTGTCGTTATACTTATCATATACTTTTAATGCAGTAGAATCGATGAAACCGTACGAAGATGCAGTTACAGTTGAAGCCCAAGCTTCTACGTCAGTAGCAGCTTGACTTGTTCCAACACTATCAGCAATAGGTGGAGATACAAATGCAACAATATCTTTACGATCAGCGGCAATAGCAATTAAGTAGTTTGCCATGGCAACTGCGCCGTTTGCGTCTGGAGCACCAAACAATAAATTAACATCTACTGTTTCAGCATCTTCAAATAAATCATAAGCTGTTTGAAGATTACCAGTTGTGACAGCTCCACCAGCAACACCGCCGGTTAATTGCACATCAGCTACCGTAGTTGCACCAGATGCATAATCTGCCGTAGCAGAAGTTGCAGTACCAGCGTTAGCCATATTAGTAGCGTGACCACCAAAATACACGTAGTTAGACGTATCGTTGATAACATCTACATAGTAATTAGATGCACCATCAGCAGCTTTTGCATCAGATGCCTGTGATACGTATGCAAATCTTTCTAAAACTGTATCTGGAGTACCGGTAATAGTACCATCAGTATCTACTACGATAATATGCATTTCATCATTTGCAGCACTACGAGCATCGGCATAATCTGAAGTGCCAGGAGCACCATCAAACTGGCCAGCATAGTCCCATGATGAGAAGGTATCTACATCTGCTTGTAATACTGATACAGTGATGCTGTTACCTAGAGTTCCAGGATAACGAGCAACGAATGTTCCAGCACTTGTCAGAGTTGCATTATCATAATCATCACGATTTTTGATAAGCAAAGCTGTACCTGCAGCTGCGTTTTTAGCGTCATCATGAACCGCACGAACTACTTTGAGAGCATTTCCGTACTGTAAAAATGATGCCGCAGTTAAAAAGTATATTGAGTTACTGGAACTAGGCGTACCAAAGACTTTAGCTAATTGCTTTTCAGAACTAACTAAACGGATTTCTTCAGCAGGCCCCCAGTTAAATTCGCCAGCGAATCCACCAATAGAGGTAGACACAGCTGGTATAACGTTTGTCAGGTCGATTTCTCGGACCTGTACACCAGGTGATACTTGGAAAGCCATTGTTTTTCTCCCAAAATAGATTTAAAAACTCTATGTTATAATATGGAACATAATACGATTTTTATCAATTCAGTATTATTTATATAATTCCAGTTTCTATCGTTTCCCAGACCTGACCGCCCTCAACTTCATAGTGTGAGGTTCTTCCGTCATCAAACACGCCGACTGGAACCATATCATCTTCCATAGCTTTTACTTTTTCTTCATAGAGCATTTTTTTCATATCGATATCAGTTAGTTCATTGAAAAACCCTGTTGTTGTAAACCAACCAAATAACACTAAGTTCATAACTAAATCGTCATGATTACCTGCTGATGCCTCATATGAGTTACCACGAATAACAAAGGTTGATAGCTCTATAATAGTTTCAGCATCATTAATTTCTAATTTATTTTGTTCAATAAGGTCTTTTAAATTTGAGCATCCTATTCTTTTTACTTTACGATTCATTGTAACGCCAATAGAATTTGCTTTTATTAAAGATTCTACATAGACATTTTCATATTCTAAATCGTAGTATAAACCATTACATACAACTGCACCTTGATCGTTTGATTCAATAATAACATATGCTTGATTGTACATGTTTGCATATTTGTATATCACGTCTGGGAATAGCAACGGAGATATATTATTATTTCTGAATATACAAACTTGTTTAAATGGTCTAGAGGTAATATCAATAATGTTAAACGTAGAATAGTCTTGGCCACGACCCTTAGCAACGTCAACAAATATCATGTATTCTTTGTTCGGCGCTGGCTCGTCATAGATCCGAATATTTTTATCAAATCGTACTGGATCCTTTGCGCTTAATTTTAATAAAGCATCACCGTCAACTAGTGTATTACCTGTTCCATGGAATGTGTTTCCAAATTCCTGCTGGAACTGAAGCTCAGACGTATTTACTATTGTCTGCTTCTTCCATACTTCATCACGACCAGGAACATCCCACCAATTTACACGGAATGATTTAAATTCATTCGTCCCTTGAATAGCGCCTTCATATAGCTTATGATATACGTTACCTAAACCGTTTGCTGTTGAAGTAATAATGACTTGAGTTTCTTTACCAGATGCAATTACCGGATATGTAGATGTATAAAATTGAGCATCATTCTCTACAAAGGCAAACTCATCTAAGAAGAGGAGATTAACAGACATACCACGAATAGAATTGCCAGACGTTGCAGCAGCTAGAATACGAGAGTTATTTGAAAACTCGATCGATCCTTTATTAAGTGCTTTACAACCAGGCTGTAAAAAGAATGGTAAATTTTCAAGCATTAGTGTAATGCGTGCTAACATCTCACGAGCAGTCGCGCCTTTGTTTGCAAGAATAGCTACAGTTTTTTCTGGATTAAACAATACATACCAAAGAAGATATGCACAAGAAGAAATCGATTTACCAGATTGACGACATGCTAGTACTATAGAAAATCGATTCTTTTTAAAATGATTAATCATTTGTTCTTGATAAGGATATAGATCAAAAGGGACTAATCCTTTATCAAGGGAAATAACTTTTACATAAGTACGAGCAAAATAGCAAGGATCTTTCATGCACTTAGCATATTCACGAACTTCGTCAATACTAAAGTTCTGTTCTATACCATCGCGCTTGACATTCGGATTGCCTAAATATCCGCTACTATTATTCTTCAGGGTCAATGACATGAGATTTCTCTTCAAATTTCTTGGCTAGCATCTTTTGTAAATCAGTAGTGCTACCAACGAATACATTATTTTGTGTCATGCTATTTGGAAGGGCTTGTTGATTACCAATCTTTTCGATATCTTTCTTTTTCTTTTGGTTGTCTAATAACCTATCAGCGATCTCAGCATTTTGTTTTAACATGTTTGATAATACTTCAAAGGCACGTGGATGCTCAGAATCACGTGCTAATTCAATCATAAGATCTAAAGCTTGATCACCTTTTTCTAATAAATCGTAATATTTCTGGCGGGCAAACTCATAGTCATCATCAGTATCAGTTTTATTTAAGTTCATGGTGTAATCTCGTTATCATCAGTTTTATCAATTCCAGTAACCGACGTTTTTTCACTTTGACTGACTGCTTCAGCCGTTATTTCTTCTAAGAAACCATATGTATCAAAATCATTTAAATCAACAGAAGAAGTAAGAATAACATTCTTATCTTCAATTGGTCCATAGAATCTTACACGTGTTTCAAATTCCATAGAATAGATGATAGCACGACGAGTTACAAAATCTCCCTCGTAGTCTTCAGTCATAATAATAGAGTTTAAAACAATTGGAAGATCGTGTTTCAATCCTAAGTCAGGTAAATCATTAATTGTAATAGTATATTCAGGTTGAAAATATGGAACGATTTGTTCTAATACCTGTAAAGCATCATCTTGATTCTTTGTAATTACGCTTAATGATAATCCAATCTTATATGGGGAAAATGCATAAACCGATTGTCTAGACCCATCACTAATAGTTCCTGATTTAAACTGATTCATCTTATTAATCTTAGATTCGGTATCATAAGTTAAAGATGTAATCTCAAATGATAAACGAGGCAATTTAATTGCCACAGCAGGATCAGTGAAATTTGGTTCACCTTCTATTCGTGCCAAGAATTTTTGTGTTGGTCCATATGCTAATGGAACACGATTTATTTGTTTAACTTCTCCAGCAGCATCTTTTCGAATGACTTTGATATCATTAAACAACGATCCAAATGCTGCCACAGTTTTACGAATAATCGCATGATAAAAATAATTATTTAACATCAAAAGTCTCCAAACGGATTAGATTCCGTGAAATCTATAATTCCTTCAACTGCTTGCTCAAACTCTTGATTCCGTGCTTGGTTATCGTTTAAGAATGCATTCTTATCTGTAGTATCATCAATATCATATACGTCTTGAATATCCCAAATTGCACCTGAGGTTAATCCTTCAACAGAAACCGATGTTACAAATTCATGGTAATCGCCATCAGTAGTTAACCAGTCAACTAAATCCAATCTATATCTTTCTGGAACGTCAGAGAGATAAGTTATATTACTAATTCTACCTTGGACATATTCACCAGTAGAACCAATCTCCTGTTGAATAGTTTCGCCAACTACAAAGTCTGTTCCATTTGAGTTTTCTATTACTAATGATAAAACAATAGGAATAGTTATAACAGGATTATCAACGTCTTCAACACCAGTATCAATAGTTTCTCCAGAGTATTCAAAGAGCTCACACTGAAGTTTATAAATTGGAAGATTAGATAGCTGATAGAAAGGTTGTTCGTGCTCTACAAAACGAATTTCAAATAAAGATTTAGTAATAGGAGAATAAATTAAGTCTCCTTCATTTGGCCTAATTGAATTAATTCCGTTATTATAGACGCCTATCAATTGCTCCCAACGTCGCTTTGAAACGATGAAGGTAGCCTGATCTCGTATCTCTACGCCAAACTTAGAAAGAAGATTATTATCACCATCGAATCCATCTAGATTCTCTAAATACATTTCAATGGCATAAGCAGAAGTGAAATTAGATTCAATATCCTCATTTAATATATCATCACGTAAAGCTATTTCTCTCGGAAGATAATAGACGTCTTGTCCGTACATCTTTAAAGATTCAATAACGATATCTTCATACAACAATTGTTCTGTGCGAACCTTTGGAGAGAAAAAAACATTCGTTGCCATAATTTATCCTACGTAGAAATCTACTGGCATTTCATAATTCAGCTGCATTTGCTCGCGAATTCTTTCTATTTCAGCCGTTGCATCCTCATATATTTGACGACCATTCAACGTAACACCACCTGGAAGTTGCATACCTTCAAATTTAATTAGGTTAGCGCCCCATTGTTGTTTAATAAGTTGTGTAGCATATTGCTTTAAGAACATATCGTTATATGCATCTGTAAATTCTGTTGGATCAACTACAAGCATACACTCTAATACTATATAGTCATCTTCTAAAACGTCAGCTTCCCAATCGATATCTAAATATATACGATTCATATGACGATTAAATCTAGAAACAGTTTCTAATCCATTCAAGCTCATATCAAGCATTGCAATGTATTGTTGAACCATTTCGTAATGTACTAAGTCGCCAATATAACTTAAATCGTAAATATCGTTTAAGTGTAATTGGTATTTAACATCAAACATGTTAATAGAAGACGAGCGATTAGAAAGAGGTAATATTCTCTTAATATAAAGAATATTATCTGTAACCGTAATATACTTATTTGCTATATCTGCTGCTGTTATTTGATGTTTAACATACATTCTCATGGTAGCATCAGAATGATATTCTTGATAAAATTGTAACGCATCATCGATACGATCTTCAATTTGATCATCATCAATATTGACTTCTATTACCGGTGCGCCTAAACGACGCAAGCAATAATCGATCAATTGTTGTCTAGAATTAACCATGCTATTATACCTTAGTAAGTACCACCATCAATTGATGTAACAGTCACATTACCAGTTGTAACCGTAAAGTTATCAGTAGAGAATTTAGCAACACCTAATACCGAAGAAGTTGCTGTTGCAACAGAGTAGTCAATCTTATTATTTGCATCATCATATGTAACTGTAACATTAGTTTGTGTACCAGCAGAAATTGCTGCTCCAACTGCATCTTGAGCTGCTTCTGTAAAGTCAGTAACCGCAGTAGATACAATAGAAATGTTTGTGTTTGATGCATTAGTAATTCGACCTTGAGCATCAACAGTAAACGAAGAAACAGCGGAAGCCGAACCATATGTACCAGGAGTAACCGCAGTATTATCAAGATCAAAGGTAACTTGATTTGTACCTACAGTTGATGTTAGTCCAGTACCACCAGTAAATGTAAGGGTTTCAGTTAATAGCGCGATGCCATCAGAATTACTACCGTCTGTAATATTTAACGTAGTAGCAATATTAACCGAACCAGCTGCTGTTAAACGACCATACGTATCAACAGTAAACGTTGGAATGGCTGTTGCTGATCCGTAAGAACCAACACTTACACCAGTCGATGTAAGATCAAGAGTAACCGCTGCAGTTTCTGTACCAGAGTTGGCAACAGTAATATTTGAATTACCAGCATCAGCAATCGTAGCAACATAGTTGCCAGTAGTATCTGTACCAAGTGCTACGGAGTCAGCCTGGATCGCAGTAGAAATATCTACATTACCAGAACCATCAAAAGATACCGAACCAACAACATCTCCGCTTAATGCAATCGTACGTGCTGTTTGTAAAGCAGATGCAGTTGTCGCATTACCGCTTAATGCACCATAGAACGTGGAAGCTTGAACCTCTGCTAATGCAAATGAAGCATCGGAGGTATCAATGAATACGTCATCGTCTGGTTCAGGAGTATACGAATCAAAGAACTTAAACTTACCGTCAGTAGCATCACGGAATACACCAGCGTGAGCATATGTTCCGTCGTTATATCCAGCTGCCCAACCTAAATCTGGGTTAGTGTTTGTCTTCGCTCTTGCTGTACCACCAGAAACATACGTATCGGTGTTTGAAGAAGAAATCGTAAAGTTATCACCACTTACGCCAGTAATCGTTTCACCACTTACATCAAATGACGATGGCGTAACACCACTTACATCAACACTCATACCAACTACATAGTTGTGTCCAGAAGTTGTGTATGTCACATCTGTACCATCACCAGAAGCGGCGGTGATAGTAGCTTCTGAACCTTGGTTCAGATAAATCATGTTATCTGAAACAGATAAGTTCTGAGCAGATACTGTAGTTGTGGTACCAGAAACCGTTAAGTCTCCGGAGATAGTAACGTTTGTTGCATCAATATCAGCAAAGGTAACGTTATCGGTTGTGCCGACTGCCTGGCCAATTGCAATTGTAGGAGTAGCACCCTCACCGGTATTATTCGAGAGAGTAACACCTGTTCCAGCTACTAAGCTAGCTACATAATTACCAGTAGTATGAGTGCCAAGAGTTACGGAATCATTATCAAGAGTAGTATCAAATGTGGCATTTGCAAGATCGGTTATGGTAAATGAACCAGATATTGGTCCAGTACCAAGTGTTACAGTAAAGTCATTGACATCAAAGTTGATAGCATCATTTGCATCATCGTATGTTACTGAGATACCACCTTGAGTACCACCAGCAATCATCGCACCAATATCATCTTGGAAGTATTCTAGATTGACTGCACCTTCTAAGTAGGCTTTAGTAACAACATCTTGTGCATTAACTGGATCTGCAACATTGATAATCCTGGTTGAACCTGCGGAGATCAGGCCTGCGCCATTTGGAGATAATACAATGTTGCCATTAGTATCTGTTGAAGATATTGTATTACCGTCAATCGTAATATTATCAATATTTAAAATATCAATTTTATTACTCGAGTCGGTAATAATAGCAGAATTAGCAGTAAGAGTACCCTTAGCATGATCCATCATATCGGTGAAGTATTGTCCACCAATTACGATATGAGTAGCGGCATCTCCTCCTGTTTCGGCTCCATAACCGATATACAGTCTGCCACCACCAGCTACTGATCCATAATTAGCAGCAGAGTAAGCTAATACACCATCTCCTAGTACCGATGGATCACCGGCGGTACCGGATCTTTTTATTCTTATTAATGTAGACATTTAGTTTCTCCGTAACTCCTAATTAGTAGTGGCCGCCTTCGATACGAGTCCCATCGTCCATATCAGCCTTAGCTTTCCATAAACCGCTAGTTTCATCATATATTAAAACTGCACCTTGTTCAAGTGCACTAAAATCGATATTCGTTAAATCGTTTAAAGTCCTTGGCGTACCAATTGCAACAGTTTCAGCTCTTGCAGTTGATCCGGTTTTAATTCTAGCTTTTAATGTATTGGCATCAGATGTACCAACAATAGCCTTGAGTGCCATTACTATCCGACCCTTGTTACGCTAGGAGTTAAAATGAACTGCCCTTCTATAACTCGTGTAACAACATTTGTACTTGATACTATTTCAATATCGTATAAGTACCTTCCAGCTTTCATAGCAGACGTTACAGCTGCGGTTAAACTAACAGACACAACACCTGAAGTAGGATTATTAATAGCAGTGACAAAAGAGGTAGAAGTAGAAGAAGTATAGCTCCTTCTAATTTGGCCTCTTGCAGTATAATCAGTTAAATCAATAGGCGAATCGTCAACGTCAACGACTGTTACTTCAGAAGAGAAGTTAGATCCTTGATCTGCTGTAATGTCAGCGTATATTGCCATAGATAAATCCTACGTGTTTTCTATTATTTATAATAAATAAAAAATTAAAATAGTACTATTACCTAACTATTTATATGTTCTGCGGAAACAAAAAAGGGCCTTTCGGCCCTTTTATTTAAGTTTTATATTCTATTTTTTTATTAAATGGAGGTGCATTAGGATGCTGTTCTTTCTTATTTTGTTCTGCGTTTTTCGGCCTTGTGTCTCTAGGCGGTGAATGTGGGAAATTAATAGGTCCATGCAATGGCCGATATATTTTTTTTAATTCTATAGATTTATCATAAAACGCCTGAGCTCGTTCAATATAATCTGTTTGCCATGGAAATAAGAGCCCTGACCATTTACAATTAACCATGTTAATTAATTTTTTTAAAGGATCTTTAGCTGAAAATAAAATACGCGAAACTGGATAATACACACCAGTTGATTCGAATTTATATGCGCTAATGTTTTCTATTTCCTTGCCTAATATAATTGCAAGTGTAGCCATTTCTGAACACGTTGTTACATAAATCTTTTCGGCATTTTGCAAAAAGTATAAACCAGATAAGTCAGGAGAAATTATTCTATTCCATCCACCACAATTAGATGAAATCATCTTAGAAAATTCATCATTTGTTAAAGGGTGTGGTTTAACCATTATCTCTTCATCTTCACCACAAATTCTTGAAACAATATCTGAACTTGCAATTGGGAGAAGATTACTTCCAGGCATAAAAATAACTTTTTTAATATTTTTAAACTTGTTTGGAATCTCACCTTTTAATACATACTTATCTTTGATAAGTGATTTTAATTTATCATGTGTAGAATCATCATCAGATTCTTCTTCTGAAGCTAATTGCATGATTCTTGTATTGATGTCGATTGAATGGGTTTGAAGATACATTCCACCGGCAATTTCAGTGTATGTAAATTCTGTAAAATTGGTTGGTTGATTACACGTTACATCATAACTAATAGGATATGGGCATATCTTTCGAATAGGTATTTCTATTCTCTCTGCCCAAGAGTTTCTATCAGAGCGTTTTAAGGTATTAATTTTATTTTTTTGAACGTTTGGATCAGACATCAATTCATTCGAAAATCTCATATTATAATTTCCAATAATATAGTTAATAATATTTTATTTATTCAGGTGTTTTTCCGGTATATTTTCATATACTTCATGCCTTTTCCATTTACCTAACGGACAAGATGAACGCATCATGCGTACTTTTGCAGGCATAAAACATCCGCATTGAGAACATGTTTTTATTTTAGTTAATTCAGGACAAGACTTACAAATCTCAATCCTTTTTGCTACAACAGAACTTCTACTAGTAGCTATTATATCATTTTCTTCTGCCATTGTATACCTCTATAATATAGGCCATTTAATATTAAACGGATCTTCTTGATCAGTTATATTACTCAGATTTTTCCTATATTCTTCTAACTCGGTAATATTATCTGTTTCTTGTAAACCTAAAGTTTTTTCACGAAGATTTCGGAAAACACGCCATTCATATTCTTTAAAACGTTTTTCTCTTTCAGCTCTTATAATACCCCACTGAAAATTTAATCGATCAAGATATGATGGAGAACCGATTGTTAATTCTTCTAAAACATATGTTCGATACCATTTACCCTCTGGGCTTTTTTCTAATGGACCTAAAGCAAGTCTATTATTCATATCTTGTTTTGGCGGAGGAGTCAGCGTATCACTACTAATATAAACGTAGCCTAATTCAGCAGCAGCTTGTAATAAGCTGTCATTATCACCAGCCGATATGCTATGATCTCTACATAATTTTGCAGAATTAATTGGCCATTCAATTATTTCATCATTTTCTATCTTTGCAAATAACATAACTATCCTGTAAACTGACTTGTTGATTGACTTGTTAATCGATCAGTTGATATATTCGTTGATATAGAAGTATTAATAAATGTTTGCTGCGATGTATCTATATTCGTAGCTCTAGATGTGATATCACATGTTGTCCATGAAGTCACATAAAACCCGTTTGTTACTCTATCAGTAACCCTAGATTCTACATTATCTGTAACACAAATAGTATACCATGAAGTATTCCATTCTGTTACATAAGGACCATATACCATTGTGTTTACAAATCCGCAATTTGTATCCCTGCATGTTTCTCGCGTTGTAATGTAATCTGTATTATGGCAATTTGTATCCCAACACGTTACTCGTGTTGTATCTACATTAGTATTATGACAATTAGTTGGAAAACAGGTTACATCACATGTTTGGACAGTAGTAGTTGTATTCCAATACGTAGTATACGATGTTACTAGTCCAGTTGTATTTCTATAATAGTAACAACACAGATATCCACCATTTGGACCCTCAACAGCATCACATTGTGAATTTTGGTAAGCAGTTCCACAATATGCCAAACAGTTTACAGTATCCCAATCTACAAAACTATCAGGCTCAAAAGCACAGCGCTCTAAATAATCAACAAGTGTTGAAAATGATGTATATACTTCTGTTTGTCGTGAAGCTTGAACCGTGCTACTAGTATTATGGCAATTAGTATCCCTACACGTAGTATCACACGTTTGGACAGTAACAACAACTGCAGTTGGCCAACACGTAGTATCGCACGTTTGGACTGGTACTATAATATTGGTTGGCCAACACGTAGTATCACAACTTAAATAAGAAGTGTTATGAAACCCAATTGTAACTTGAGAGGTTGTTCTAGAATCAATACATGAGGTATTTGTAGTTCCTGAAACCCATGATGTAGTCCAAGAGGTAACATAATTACCTGCCGTGCTTCTACTTGTATTATGGCAGTTTGTCTCCCATGAAGTATCCCACGAAGTATTCCAATTTGTCGTATAAGAGCTATCCCAAGCCGTTGACCAGCTTGTATCCCATGACGTCGTCCACGACGTAGTCCATGTGGTTTGAAAAGCCCCAGAAGCTCTTATTCGTCTACTCATTATTAAGACCAGCTACGCCAAACTTCAATTCCATGCCAGGAAGTTCCGTTATCGTAGGTTTCTAATACATAAATTGCTGTTCCACCAGAAAAGCTTGTTGGTGTAACACTACGATGCCATGTAGTTCCAGTTGGCCAAGTAACAGAATAAGCTCCACCTGAATATGTGAGCTTAAACGTTACAGTATTTACATAGCTAGAAAGAAGATTTGTAATAGTAAAGGTAGTATTACCGTTTAATGTCATTATGACATTATCACCTATAGATAAATTTACGCTTTTTGAACCTGAGCCTGTAGCAATGGTTTGAGTTTTGCCTTTATACGTTGCGGCTCTTACATAACCATCAGTGAGCATATTTTTACTGTCGTCAATAACAGTAGTGCCCGATACTTTTACAGCCATCTTCGTTCTCCTGAACTATTAGCTAATATGTTTATTTATATTACCAAGGTAATTCTGGTGAAACTCGAGTAGGATTAGCTAACGCATCGATTTGAGCTGCAAGAGCCGCTTCGGTATCTTCTTGATTTACATTAGCTGCATAACACCAAGCTAAAACGTCAGCTTCAGTTAACTCTGCAAATTCAATAAAATCACCAGTGACTGCGTCTAAACCGCATGAGCCATAAGATGAAGCTGCGTGTTCGCCATCAGTAGCTTCACAGCGCCAGTGCACAGTCTTTACAACGTTAGTGTTTCCATCTTCAGTTGGAGCACACTCTAAGCTTGCTATTTTCCAAGTGTATTCAATTGCCATGTGTTTATCCTTTTAGTTAAACTTTTTCAGGCCAAGCAATATTAAACGGATCTTCTTGATCAGTAATATTTGCAAGATCTTGTCGGTATTGTTCTAGAATTTCAATATCTTCAGAAGGCGTTAGTCCAAGTGTAACTTCTCGGAGATTGCGAAGAACTCTCCAATCTGTTTCAGAAAATAAGTTATCACGATGCTTACGCATAGAAGCCCATTGACGATCAAGCCTTTGCATTTTTCTAGCTTCATCTGTAACTGGTGTTACAATATATGTACGTATCCAATTACCATCTGCATCTTTTTCTAGATCACCGAGATTAACCTCGTTATCTTTATCTGACTTAGGCACTTCTTCTGTGTCTAATGTAGGAATAGGTGTATAACCAAGTTCTTCCATTTCCCACTCAGAAGGATCAGGTCCAAATGCTATATTCGGATGGGCCTTTTTGATATCATCTGTGTTTAATGGCCATTCAATAACTTCGTCATCAACGATTTTTGCATATAACATTTTATTTGTTCTCCAATATATTATGGCATATAATCTATTTATACTAGTTTATAGATTACTATCGTTTTATTTAAAGCGATCAGATCCATGAACCCAAATTACCATTGCCCATCTTTCTCCAGAAGTAATAGGAGTTACACGATGAAGCATATAACTTGGAAACATTGTTATAGATCCTTTTTCATTTGCACAAAGTATAATCTTACCATTATTAATCTCGAGAGCTCCACCTTCAAGTTTCCACCCGTTTTAATTATTAATTAGCCCAAGGCAAACCCGGATCAACAACTGGATTTATTTTTTCGTCTATTTCTTTCTGAATCTGCTCATTCACATGCTCTTCATAGGAGCCAACAACCACGGCCTGAATCCAGCCCAGAACAATCTCTTCAGTCAACTCCGCAAAAGGAATAAAAGTTGAAGACTCTGGGTTGTACTGGAATGGGGTTGCCCCGGCAAACATGCCGGTGTTGCCGTTCTCATCAGTACCGGTTTTAGTCCAGTAAGTTTGAATTACGGTATTGTCGTAGGTGACACCGTCGATAGTTTCATTTCGGGCTTTCATATCTGTGACTGCCCAAGTGTATGTGATAGCCATCTTTACGCTTCCTCAGTCGATGTAAGCGACTCTTTCAACATGTTTACAAAAGCCTGCTTTCCTACCGCCAACTGGTCAAGATTGAACTGAGTAGTACCCATCTTGCGGTCTAGGTCTGCAATGTGGTTAATCATTGCTTTCTGTTGATCGGTCATTGACTCAATGTCATGTTCAACATCGTCAATGGTAATCTTTGACGCTTTATTTTCTGATGTCATTTGATATACCTTCGTTGGTTATGGTTTAGTCGGCCACACCACGTTATGTGGGAAGCCATCTTTACGCTTCCTCAGTCGATGCAAGATACTGTCTTGCAATATTCATAAACGCTCGTTTTTCTGCAACCACTTTATCCAGATTAATTATTTATATCTGTAACAGGAGTTTCAGTTTCTTCTTCAATATATGGCTCAGGAGGAACATAGTCAGGATTATTAACAACTCTCATGGTTGATAAATCTACTTTGTTACTAGGCTCGCTTGCATATTCAAATGCTATATCTTCAGAAGTTAGGACAGATATTTCATCTTTTGTTAAATTATTACTTTCTTGAAATGTTAAATAAAAACCATCAGTTAATCGCAATTCATCAGAAGTATTATTTACAGATAATATTTTGCCTGTTTTGTTGTTGTAAATTATATACAGCATCTTTTACTCCGTAATCCAAATGAAAGAATAATATACATATATAGTTTGAGCATTACCTTCATAAGCTCCAAAAACAAGAGTATCACTAGGGCAAACATAAAATTCTCTAGATACTTCACCATAGGTTAACCTTGTTAGAGAAGAAATTATATCGCTTGCATTGCTCGCAGCATCATAGAAAGTAGCACCCTCATAAAGGCTTACAGGCGGCATATAATAACTTGCAGTTGTTGAGGTAGCAGTATTTTTATTTCCTTGCATTACACCAAGGTGCGGAGAAACACCTTTTACTGACGAGGGTGTTATATAGGCAAGATCAATTATTGGAGTTCCTATGTTAGTACCTCCGTTAGATCTACAGCTTAATTGATAATGCCATTTTCCCTGATTAGTTGTAGTACGCATTGAAAAATCAGTTATTATACATTTACTTGGGCCTGAGCTTGGAGCTGTTGCAATAGTTGCAACATTCATAGCAGTAGTGCTAGAGGAAGCGGTTAATGAGGTAGATCCTCTTGAATATGAAATAGTAGGCATATCGGATTCCTAATAAATTTTAAAATGCAGAAAATGCAGTACCACCGCCTACGTTTGCAGTCGTGGCAATAGTTGCGTTAGCAGATCCGTCAAAAGATACAGAGCCAGTTACATCACCACTTAAAGCAATTGTTCTTGCAGTTTGTAGCTTTGTTGCTGTAGCTGCATTTCCTGATATAGATCCTGTTATTGTGCTAGCTACAGTCAAACCGTTAAGATTACTTGTACTTGCCGGATTGGTATAATAAGCAGTGTTATCTGAGTCGTAGAAGATTGGTGCGCGGACATCATTTGACCCTGAGATAGTATCTTGACTTTTCCAAGTTCCTGTATTATCCCAAAGTGGTGCGCCGCTTGCTACGTTCCAAGAACCAGTAGAATTATTAGACGCATACCATTTTGCGCCGTCACTTCCTGAAATAGAAAACAACGCATTATATGCAGTATCTGAAGCATGTACCCAAACAGAATCATCATAATAGATACCGCTAGATATATATGTTGTGCTATTTGACCAAGGCAAAACAGCAAACACCGTGCTGTACGAGTTTGTTTTTGCTGCTATCGGGGAATTATTACTGCCACTTACTACACTAAGTGATGAAGCTCTTGAACCAATAACATTCCCTATATGTACAGAACCTGCTGTTTTGATGGAGGGGTCACTAGCTAGGTTTACATAATAAGCAGTATTGTCTGAGTCATAGAAAATCGGGGCGCGGAAGTCTGTTGTGGCGGAGCCTGTGCCAGTTACATTTAAAGGAGTATTAACATTTAGCGCAGTGAAGTTAGAGCTTATATTTAGACTATTGCCTGTCCATGATGTATCTAACCAAGCATAACCACTATCTTGCTGGTAAAGTTGCAGGTCTCTGGTTTGGCTAGAACCGCCTTTTATTATAAGCTTATTATGGAACGCGCCAGATTGTGCAGCACTACCATCTGCGGAGAAAAGATCAACATCGTTCTGAGAGTCTGCCGTGAGCGTGGCATAACCAAAGAAGGTAT